TCAGATACTTGCAAGCAACATCGTGTGCGGCGATTTTATCAAAGATCAGATGATAAACAAGAAACGGAGGCGGAAATGAAAGTTAAGAAGACCTGCATCGTGTGCGGAAAATCGTTTTTAGCGGCAAATTCCCTGTATTGCTTGTGTAGCAACGAGTGCCGTGCAAAACGGAAGTTGGTGTATAAAAATCGGTACGAAAAGACACACGCTAAAGCAATAAAAGAACAAAGAAAAAAAAGAAATATAAAATATTATGAACAGCATAAAAAGAAGAGTTATTGCAAAATTTGTGGTATGCCGCTATCACACGGAAATCAAAAATACTGCCTTAAATGCTTGCTGAAAACATATCAGAACGAAAAAACGCGTTCGTGGGCATATGCTGTCTTGCGCTGCAGAGGATACGACAAGGAAACGATAATCAGCGAAATTGAGGAAAGGCAAAAAATGACGGACCTTGAAAGGCTCGCCAAAGAAGCCGCCGATTACGGCATGAGCTACGGCGAGTATGTTGCCTGGAAGGCAAGAGTCACAATTGAGCAACAGCAAAACTACTGCCGGGCAAGGCAGGTGGCGGAGCTGAACAGAAAGAGAGGACATCGAAAAAGAGTAAAAAAAGAGCTCCAGTAAGGGAGCAAAACAAATATTTAATTCACATTAAGTATAGCACGACAGCTATAATTTGTCAACTAATCAAACAAAAAGGCGCATAGCGTCTTAAATAAACAGGAGGATTTCAAAATGACAGAATTTAAGATCACAGTCGAGGCAACAGCCCTCGCTAACGCAATCGAGAACCTTGCTAGAGCAATATCGGCAAACGGAATGGGCAACACCATCCCTGCGGTTACGGCATCCGTTCCTAAAGTCGCTGCGACTCAGGCGTCCACATCTGCACCTGCACAGCAGTTTGTTTCTGCTCCGACAGTTCCGACAGCAACAGCGCCCGTAGTGCCGGTAGCCGCACAGGTACCAGTTACTGTGTCGGCACCCGTGACCGCTCCGGTTCAGCAGTCCGCAAATGCCGCATTGACACCGATTCCCACTGCCGCACCTACCTATACACTTGATATGCTTGCGGCGGCGGGCTCAACGTTAATAGATGCAGGTAAGATGAATGATTTGCTGGGCATTCTCAGTCGCTATGGTGTTAATGCGCTAACGGAGTTACAGCCTGCCGTTTATGGAGCGGTAGCCGCAGAACTCAGAAATCTCGGCGCAAATATATAAGGAGGTAGCAATATGCGTAATAAAATCCAGATTAGAATTCCCCGTTCAGCAGAAGGTCGCGTGATCAGAATATCTCCTGCGGCGGAAGCCGTTCTTGCAGAATTACAGCGCACTACGAGATTGCCAATATCTCAGATTGCGTCACAGATGATAATACAGGGCGCAGATTTTGTTGAAATAATCGAGGAGGATGACAATGCCAACACCTGAAAAACACGCACTGCTTTCTGCGTCAGCGTCATCAAGGTGGCTTAAATGTACTGCCGCACCGAGATTTGAAGAACAGTTTCCCGAAACCACATCGCCGTATGCAGAAGAAGGAAGAATAGCTCACGCTATGTGCGAATTAAAGGTACTTAAAACCTTTACCGCCGGAATTAAGCCCAGAAGCTATACCGCACGAATAAACAAAATAAAGGAGATGCCCGGTTACAACTCCGAGATGGATAGAACCTCAGACCTTTATATAGAGCACCTCAGTCAGTTAGCGCTTTCGTATAAGGCAAAACCCAACATATCCCCGGAAGTACAGGTTGATCTTACAGGCTACATACCTGGTGGCTTCGGCACTTGCGACTGCATCATGATAGGCAGTGATACACTTAGCATAGTGGACTACAAGCACGGTAAAGGCGTACCCGTATCGGCGGAAGGAAACACGCAGATGCGGTTGTATGCTCTCGGTGCTCTCAAGCGTTATTCACCTGTCTACGGGAACAGCATAAAGAACATAAGAATGACGATTGATCAGCCTCGTATCAGTGATGAAGTCAGTACCGAAACAATATCTGTAGAGGAACTGCTCGCTTGGGGTGAAAGCATAAAGCCGATAGCACAGGCGGCCTATACCGGTCCCGGCGAGTTTGTGCCGGGTGAGCATTGCAGATTTTGCAGAGGAAAGGAACACTGTCGTGCCAGAGCCGAACAGTATACAGCCCTTGAAGAATTTAAGGATTGCGTACTACCCGGCACTTCCGGTGATCAGGACAAGCGTATTCTTTCCGACAGCGAAATAGGTGACCTGCTTACAAAAGGTGCTGAACTCGTGAAATGGTATAAGGATCTCGAGGAATATGCACTCGGTGCAATCCTTAAAGGCGTTAATATACCCGGTTGGAAAGCAGTCCAGGGGCGCAGTAACAGAGCCTTTTCCGATCAGGATAAAGCTATTGACGCAGTTATCAAAGCAGGTTATGATGAAGCCCTGGTGTTTGAGAGAAAACCCAAAACGCTTACCGAGCTTGAAAAGCTTATGGGTAAAGCTGATTTTGCCGAAAAGGTTGGCGCTTATGTTATCAAGCCGCCCGGCAAACCTACGCTTGCGCCCTTATCGGATAAAAGAGAGACGTACAGTCCTGCGGCCGCCGATTTTGCGGAGGTGGGCAAGTGAACGAACTGCATCTTGTAACTATATCGTTTCCGGAAGGTTATTTTAAGATTCTTTATGAGGACTATCTTAAACAGCGACCGTTGCCGGTTATAAAAAAGCTGATGCGGATCGCCTATGATAACTTTTCGCTGAATTCGCACGATATACGCAAAATATGGCATTACGCATTATCGGAGCAGGACGCTAAAAGGCAGAAATGGCACGAAGAAAGCAAAACATACAAGGAAGAATATGTTGCTTTGCAGTTCCTGTTTGATTTAACCGAAAAGGAAATCAAAGAAATCAAGGCTAAAAATAAAAAATTGCTCTCGAACGTGATTAAAGCAAAGCGTGATTTCGAGCGTTGGTGCAAGATTGTTGCACTAATGGAAGAATTAAACGTCAAAATGGGCATTGCCCTTTAAGAAAGGAAAATATTATGTACCAGAACATAGCAACCAAAGTTTTAACCGGAGAAGTAAGGCTGTCTTATACGAATCTCACAGCCCCTGTTCCCTCAAAAAGTGATCCTAACGGTAAACCGAAATACTCGGTCACCATACTTATCCCCAAGTCAGATACCGCTACTAAAGCGGATCTTGACGCAAGCTTTATGGCGGCGTATAACGAGGGTGTTACCACAAAATGGGGCGGAGCAAGACCGCAGGCTCAGTCAGTAATCCATGACGGTGACGGTCTCAGACAGAGCGGTACTCCTTATGGGGAGGAATGCAAAGGGCACTGGGTGCTTACCGCAAGCAGTATAAATAAGCCTCAGGTTGTCGGTATCGATAATATCAACTGTGAATTGGCTCCGTCTGATATTTACAGCGGAATGTACGGAAGGGTCACCCTCAACTTTTACCCCTATAATGCAGACGTTAATAAAGGCGTCAGCTGCGGACTCGGAAATGTACTTAAAACCCGTGACGGTGAAGTGCTTTCGGGTGGTGCTACAGCGGCAAGCGACTTCAACGGTTTAGGACAGAGTGTACAGGTATACCCGCAGACCGCTCCTATTCAGGGTACGCCTGTGTATCAGCAGCCTGTAGCGCCTGTTCAGCCGACGGGTATCAATCCCATAACAGGGCTTCCTTTCTGATAAAGGAGGCCATATGCACCACTTAAATATTGACCTTGAAACATTTTCAAGCGAACCTATCGGAGAAACGGGGGCTTTTAAATACATAGAAAGCCCTGACTTTGAAATCCTGTTATTCGCATACTCTTTAAATGGTGCGCCTGTTACGGTAATAGATCTTGCGCAGGGAGAGACAATACCGCCCGAGATAACAGCAGCGGTTTTCTCTCCCGATTGCATAAAACACGCATATAATGCCGCTTTTGAGTGGAGGTGCCTGTCAAAGTATTTCGGTAAGGCGCTTCCGCTTGAGCAGTGGCGGTGCACGATGTTGCACGGATTGTATGCGGGTTATACAAAAGGTCTTGATGCAACCGGCAGAGCTTTGGGGCTTCCTGAAGACAGGCGCAAACTCAACACCGGAAAAGCTCTTATCAGATATTTTTGTTGTCCGTGTAAAGCAACAAAGGCAAACGGTATGCGTACAAGAAATATGCCGTCACACGACCTTGAAAAATGGAAGCTGTTTAAAGAATATAACCGCAGAGATGTAGAAGCCGAAATAGAAATAGAACGCAGATTATCAGCCGTCACGGTCCCTGACTTCGTTCAGAGAGAATGGGAAACTGATCTCGAGATAAACCACAGAGGAGTTGCGGTAGACATGGATTTTGTAAACGGTGCGCTTGAAATAGGAAGCGCCACACGAAATGCACTGATAGAAGAAGCCGTGAAGATAACCGGTCTTGATAATCCGAACAGCGTTGCACAGTTGCAAGGGTGGCTGGAAAACGAAACAGGTGAAGAAATAGAATCTTTACGCAAGGACACCGTAGCAAAAATGCTGACGGCGAATGATAACAGTGCCGAAGTACAGCGTATGCTCGAAATACGTCAGGAACTCGGCAAGACAAGCACTAAAAAATACAACGCTATAGAAAAAGCGGTTTGTCGTGATAACAGAGTACGAGGGCTTTTGCAATTCTACGGAGCGAACAGAACAGGAAGGTGGGCGGGTCGTCTTGTACAGGTGCAGAACCTGCCGAGAACTTATATTGAGCCTTTGCCGTTTGCAAGAACTCTTGTTAAAGACAGAAAAGCAGACGCTCTCAGATTTGTTTACGGAAGTGTTCCGGACACGCTTTCACAACTCATACGGACCGCTTTTGTTGCCGCAGAGGGTAATGTTCTTATAGATGCTGATTTCTCGGCCATTGAAGCCCGTGTTATATCATGGCTCGCCGGCGAAGAATGGCGGCTTGAGGTATTCCGCACTCACGGAAAAATCTATGAAGCGTCTGCTTCACAGATGTTCGGCGTTCCGATTGAGCTTATAAAAAAGGGCAATCCGGAATATGCTTTGCGTCAGAAAGGCAAGGTAGCGGAGCTTGCTCTCGGCTATCAGGGCGGTACTTCTGCACTTATTACTATGGGCGCCCTTAATATGGGTATACCTGAAAGTGACTTGCCCGATATAGTACATCGGTGGCGAGATGCCAACAGACGTATAAGAGACTTATGGTATGCCGTGGATAATGCGGCGGTTCAGACGGTCACGAACGGCGGAGCCGTCGGTGTGCGTAACATTATAGTTTCCAAAGAATACAACGCCGCCTTGAATACAGACAGTCTGACAATTACTCTACCGAGTGGCAGAAAGCTCTATTATATATCTCCTCAGATCTATGAGAATCAGTGGGGATCACCGTCGATTGCTTATATGGGTATGGATCAGAAAACAAAAAAGTGGAAACGGCTCGAAACATACGGCGGAAAGCTCGTTGAGAATTGTGTTCAGGCTATAGCAAGAGATTGTCTCGCCGGAGCAATAACACGCCTGGAAGAAGCCGGACTTCCTGTTGTGTTTCACATTCATGACGAAGTAGTAATCGATTGTCGTAAAGATACGGCAAGCCTTGAAGATGTTATAAGAATAATGACCGAACCTATACCGTGGGCACCGGGATTACCTCTTGGCGCTGACGGTTGGGTCGGTGACTTCTTCAGAAAGGATTAAGAGAGCAGTTTATGTTATTTGACCGAAAAATAACTATTTCCTGCGGCTCAAGCAGAAAAGCGACTGTGTGGAAAGCACAGACACTTATGCTGTCGGAACTGTGGGAGAAATTGAAAATCCCGGCGAGAAGCACGGAAACGCTTGCTGATTATATGAATATGAAAAAGGCTCAGCAGGATGATCTTAAAGATGTCGGCGGATATGTTGGCGGTACTCTTAACGGAACCAGGCGTAAGGCAAATAACGTTATCGGCAGGGACATAGTTACCCTCGACCTTGACAGTATTCCGGCAGGATATAAAGATGATATTCTGCGGAGAGTTGAAGCTCTCGGTTGCGGATACTGCGTTTACAGCACAAGAAAACATCAGCCCGCCGCACCGAGACTGCGTGTAATACTTCCGCTCGATCGCACTGTCACTGCCGATGAGTATGAGCCTATAGCACGGAAACTCGCCGAGTACATAGGTATCGAATTTGCCGATCCGTCTACTTTTGAAGCCAGCCGCTTAATGTATTGGCCAAGCTGTTGTTCAGACGGAGAATATGTGTATATAGTAGGCGATAAGCCTTTCACTTGCGCCGACGGTATTTTGGCCTTATATGCCGACTGGAAAGACGTATCGGCCTGGCCGAGCATACCGGGACAGCAGGCTGTTAAGAAGCTGGCTGTAAAGCAGGGTGATCCTGATGCTAAGAACGGCGTTGTCGGCGCTTTCTGCCGTACATACGACGTATATCGTGCAATGACAGAATTATTACCGGGAATATATGAGGCGGTTGATGATTCTTCGGAGCGTTTCACCTATCTTGGTGGATCAACCACCGGCGGTGCTGTTGTCTACGAAAACGGCAAGTATTTATACAGCCACCATGCTACAGATCCATGCGGCGGCAGGCTTGTAAATGCTTTTGACCTTGTACGACTTCATAAGTTTGCGGATAAGGATGACGAGGCTTCAATAGGTACGCCGACAAACAGATTGCCTTCATTCAGTGCAATGTGCGAATTTGCGTGCGGAATAAATGAAGTGTCGGCACTGCTCAGCAAAGAACGGTATGATTCGGCGGTTAAAGATTTTGAGGGCGTAAGCGGTACAGATGATTGTGCTGAAGATGAAAACTGGATGCAGTTGCTTGAGAAAAGCACGCAGACTGGCGCGATACGTTCTACTATAGACAACGTGAAAATTATACTCGAGCATGATCCTCTGCTTAAAGGAAAGTTTGCTTTGAATGAATTTGCAGGCAGGGGCGAGGTGCTGGCGGCGTTACCGTGGGACAAAAACAATAAGCGCAGGCTGTGGGACGATAACGATATAGCAGGTCTGTATTGGTATCTCGAACGGGTATATAAAATTACCGGCAACGGAAAGATAGACGGGGCATTATCGCTCCATTCGCACGCACACGCATTCAACCTTGTAAAAAACTATCTGACGGGACTTAACGGTAAATGGGACGGAGTGCCCCGTCTTGATACAGTTTTCGTCGATTATCTGGGTGCACAGGACAGCCCGTACAACAGAGCAGTTACCCGTAAGGCATTCACTGCCGCTGTCGCCAGAGCAATGACTCCCGGTTGTAAGTTTGATAATATGCTTATTCTGACGGGTTCTCAGGGCATAGGAAAGTCAACGCTACTTGATAAAATGAGCCGAGGGTGGTTCAATGACAGCATAAGGACGTTTGAGGGTAAAGAAGCGAGCGAGCTTCTCCAGGGCGTATGGCTCGTTGAAATAAGCGAGCTTGACGCATTCAGACAGTCAGATGTAAGCAGAATCAAGCAATTTCTCAGCTTACGAGCAGACCGCTTTCGAGCGGCTTACGGAAGAAATGTCAAGGAACTGCCCAGGTCGTGCGTGTTCTTCGGCACTACCAATAATACTGAGTTCTTACGGGATACAACAGGAAACCGCCGCTTCTGGCCTGTTGATACAGGAGAACAAAAGGCTGTAAAGAGCGTATGGCATGATCTTGATAACGAAATAGACATGTTATGGGCGGAGGCTCTGGTGAGATGGCAAGGCGGGGAGCCATTGTATCTCAGCGGTGAAATAGAAAGCGTCGCTAAGGACAAGCAGGAAGAACACAGAGAAGTATCAAGCAGAGAAAGTATAGTGCGTGCTTTCGTAGAAAAACAGATACCGAGCGATTGGCAGAAGTGGCCGCTTGACCGTAGAAGAATGTACTGGGGCGGTGCAGTTACCGGTGCAGAAAATCTGATGCTTGTGGAGCGCAGAAGCGTATGCGCCGCCGAGATATGGTGCGAGGCTCTAGGCGGGAATGTCAAAGATATGAAAAATACGGACACCCGTGAGCTTAATGCTATCGTAGCTATGATGCCCGAATGGAAAAGGACGGAAAATCCTATACGTCAAGGACCTTATGGTATAGTCAGAGGATTCAGAAAAACGTAACAATTTGTCGTAACAAACACGAAACAAAACGGTTTTTCGGTCAAAAACGTTACAAACGTTTGTAACAATTTGTAACAATTAAAAAGCAATTGTTACGAGAATTGTTACGCTATAAACCGCAGGGTTAAGCGAAAAATCTTAAAATGTAACAATTGTAACAATTATTCTATATAGAGTATTGTAAATAGAGGATTAGAGCGTATATATACCCTCTAATCCGCCTGTATGCACACGCGTATAGGAAAAATGCTGAAATTGTTACAATCAAAAAGGAAAAAAGAGGAATTAAAATGCTTGAAAGTAGTATTGAAAAATATCTTGTATCCAGAATTAAGCAGGAATGCGATGGTATGGCACTGAAGTTTGTATCACCGGGGTTTAACGGGGTGCCTGACAGGATCATATTTCTTCCCGGAGGAAAAATAGTTCTGGCGGAGCTTAAAGCACCGCAGAAAAAGCTGAGAGCCTTACAGACTTATGTCTGTGATCTTCTTGAAGCAACAGGCGTAAAAGTGTTCAGAGCGGTCGATTCAAAAGAAAAGGTTGACCGCCTGATAGAGGAGCTGAAAAGAAATGATATATAAACCGCACAATTACCAGGCATATTGCATTGACAGGATAGTAAAAGATCCTGCGGTAGGGCTGTTTTTACGCCCCGGGCTTGGTAAGACCTCAATCACTCTGTCGGCGATAAACACTCTGAAATATTATCACTGGAGTATTGGCAAGGCACTTGTGGTGGCTCCGAAAAAAGTTGCCGAGGGTACCTGGAGTAAAGAGGCAGGCAAGTGGGACCACTTGAAGCATCTCAGAGTAGTTACGGTTCTCGGCTCTCTGGCCAAACGTGTACGAGCTCTTAATACTCCCGGTGATGTGTATGTTATCAATCGTGAGAACGTCCCCTGGCTTGTCGAGTATTACCGACAGGACTGGCCGTTTGATATGGTTGTGCTTGACGAAAGTACAAGTTTCAAGAACAGCAGCAGTAAGCGGTTTAAAGCAATGAAACTTATACGTCCGCTGTGCAAAAAGGTTATCCTGCTTACAGGAACACCTTCATCAAAGGGACTTATGGATCTGTGGGCGCAGATATATCTCCTTGATGAAGGGGCGAGGCTCGGAAAAAATATCACGCAGTTCAGAGAGCGTTATTTCATAGCAAATACGCACGGCGGGCATTTTACGGATTACAAGCCTAAAGACGACGCAGAGCCCGCCGTACTGAAAGCCATAAGCGATATCTGCATCAGCATGAAAGCAGAGGATTATTTGGAGCTGCCGCAGTGTATCGAGCATGAAATCCCGGTTATACTTGACGATAAGGTCAAAAAGGAATACGCACAGTTCGAGAGAGATTTACTGCTTCAGATAGACGAAAACACGATAACAGCACAATCGGCAGGCGTGCTTACGGGAAAGCTGCTTCAGTTTTGCAGTGGGGCTATTTATGATAATGATCACAAAGTTGTCAAGCTTCACGATTGCAAGATAGACGCATATATGGAGTACATAGAACGCCTTAACGGCGAACCGTGCATAACCTTTTACGGATTTCAGCATGACAAGGAGCGTATTCTTCAGGCACTTGCAAAGACAAAGCTTAACGTGAGGGTATATAACGGACCTGATGACGAAGATCTGTGGAATGCGGGAAAGATTGATGTTTTGCTTGTACATCCGTCAAGCTGTGCCTACGGACTTAATCTCCAGGCAGGCGGACGGCATATTGTCTGGTTTACACCTAACTGGAGCTTTGAGCTTAACGATCAGGGCAAGTGCCGGTTATGGCGTCAGGGTTCGCCGTACGATAAGGTTTATGTGGCGTATCTGGTTGTTCAGGGCTGTGTTGACGAGGATGTTATGGCGGCTATAAAGGACAGAACCGATACACATGAGACGGTTATGAGAGTGCTTAAAGCGAGAATACAGAAGCTGAAAGGAGAAATTTAAATGAGTAGTTTTTACGAGTGCGAAATGAGACCCGGTTGCGTTGCCAGCCACAATAGGTATGGCAGTGTTACGCTTGTCACAGCTCTTGTGACGGAAGATTATCCTCAGCTGTGGGCTGTAGAGGCAAGAGATGGTGAGTTAAAAATTGTGCGTGAGGATGATTTGTACGATTTCGGATACTATGGGGAGTGATAGAATGACAAAGCAGAAACTTAAAGATTACCGCTACACCTGCAAGTGTATCAAGCAGCTTGAGTCAGAGCTGAACGATGCGGCAGTAACCGACAGCACGCAGGGTTCACAGAGCGAGTACCCCTATGTCAAACATAGTGTCACGATTTCCGGCGTTCCGGATAACGATACACACCTTGCCAAGAAAAGAAGACTGTCCGAACTTAAAGCACAGAAAGCAGAGGTCGAACGTTTTATTGATGGCATTCCCGATGAGCAGACGAGAGATATGTTTAAACTAAGGTACATCAAAGGGTATAAGTTATCAAAAACAGCCGTAGAAATTGGCGGAGATAATACGCCTGACGGAGTAAGAATGAGAATAAATCGATATTTAGGCTAATGTTGTTCGTTTTGTTCGTTTTAGGGGTGTTATAATTTAAAATGACGAAATATAAATAAATAGTTGACACCTCCAAAATAATCGGTTATAATGTAGAAAACTGATGATTTTTGGAGGTGTGTTTATACGGATAGCATAGATACGATTTTGCAGGAATATAAATTTCAATTATACATAGGCGGAGAAGAAGGAATCAGTGCAAAAGATTTAGCTATTCAGTTGTCAAATTTGAATGACCTGATAACAATTGCTTCTGGAAGCAATTGTTATTGTAATTTAAAAGTTGTTAGTGCTAAAACAGGAAGTTTCGTTATTGATTTTTTTGCTATAGCTCAAGTGTTGCAAACTTTTGACGCTAATGTTGGCATTAATATGATAAAAACAACTCTTGAAACTGTTGGAGAATGGTTTAAAATAAAATCACATTTGCATCAGAATCCGCCAAAGTCTATTGAAGAGAGGGCTGATGGTGTGCATATAGAAAGTGAAAACGGTAATGTTTATGTGACAGATTACAGAGGTGCTATATTTTTTGAAAATTCAATCGTCCGTAACTCTATGATAAATATTGGTAACTCGCTCTCAAATTCAAATTCAAATCGAAATTGTTTTTCAATAAGCGGAGAAGACGGAAAAGAGTTTGTAAAATTGGATAAAGAACAATTTGAAGACATATCCGCTCCGAATGATCATATTGTCGAAGATTGTTTCTATACATCAGAACAACGAATGCGTTTGATTGTTATAAAGCCTGTGCTGAAAGGTAACAGCAGGTGGACTTTTAAAACAAGTGAAAATAAGACAATAGAGGCAAGAATTGAAGATGAAACGTGGAAAGATGATTTCGATGAAGGCAATATTAAATTGTTTGCCGGAATAGGTTTAGAAGTGTTAGTTGCTTTACAATACAAAAAAGACAAATACGGAAAGCCTATTGAGGATACGACAAAGTATAGCATAAAGAAAGTTTATTCAACTTTTGGTGAGGATAATAAACAAGAAACGCTTTCCGAATAATTAACATATAACCGCTCCCTAACCGGAGCGGTTAATTCTTATATCCAAAAGAAAGGACGGTGTACCGCCAATGACCGAAAGACAGAAGAAATTCGCAGAATACTACGCTCAGTGCGGTAACGCCGCCCAGAGTGCAATACAGGCAGGATACAGCGAGAAATACGCAGGTCAGAACGCTGACAAATTACTAAAAAATACTAACATAGCAGACTATATCCGTGAATTAACCGAAGACGCCCAGACCGCACGCATAATGACGGCAAGAGAACGGCAGGCGATACTTTCCGATATGGCAAAGAACGGCAAAAATAGCCCTGCTGACCGTATCAGAGCGATCGATACGCTGAATAAGATGACGGGGGAGTACACGCAGAAGGTCAGCATTGACGGTGATGTGGGAGTGAAGATAGTTGACGACTGTTAAGCTCAGCAACATTATCGCTCCCTCGTTTTACGATCTGCACAAGGATATAAAGGCAGACAGGCACACGCATTACTGGCTCAAAGGCGGCAGAGGCTCGACAAAATCATCTTTTGCGTCAACAGAGATACCGCTCGGTATGATGAAAGACCCTATGGCGAATGCGGTCGTTATCCGAAAAGTAGGTTTATATCTGAAAGACAGCGTTTACGAACAGCTATTGTGGGCGATAGAAAGGCTCGGCGTGTCGCATCTCTGGCAGTGCAGGCAGTCGCCGCTTGAACTTGTCTACACACCGACAGGACAGCGTGTTTTATTCCGTGGCGCTGACAAGCCGAAAAAACTGAAATCTACCAAAGTCAGAAAGGGTTATATCCGCTATGTGTGGTACGAAGAAGCGGACGAGTTCGGTGGTATGGAAGAGATACGCACTATCAATCAATCGTTACTCAGAGGCGGTGTGACATACACCGTTTTTTATACGTTCAATCCGCCTAAAAGCCAAAGAAACTGGATAAACAGCGAGGTGCTTGTTCCTCGACCGGATAAGGTGGTGCATCACAGCGATTACAGAACAGTGCCGGCAGAATGGCTCGGAGAACAATTCTTGATTGAAGCCCGGCATCTTGAGCAGACAAAGCCGGAGCAGTACAGACATGAATATCTCGGAGAGGTGACCGGCACGGGTGCGGAGGTATTCACAAACATTACTATCCGTCCTATTACGGACGAAGAAATAAAGTCATTCGATCATATCAAGCGTGGTATAGACTGGGGTTACGGCGCTGATCCGTTTGTATATATAACAGCTCATTTCGACAGCAAGCGAAACAGGCTGTTTATTTTTTACGAATTTTTCAGGTGCGCCGCAAAGTATGACGTTATTGCAAATGCAATCCGCAAGGAGAACACGCAGAACGGTACAATCATTGCCGAGTCCGCCGAGCCACGCTCAAACGATGAGCTTCGGGATAGGGGTTTTCACATACGAACGGCGGTCAAAGGTCCGGGAAGCGTCGAGCACGGTATAACGTGGCTTCAGAACCTTGAAGAGATTATTATTGACGGCACACGTTGCCCGAATGCCGCACGCGAGTTCAACGAATATGAGCTTGATCGTGACAGCAGGGGCGAGCTGAAAGCGGACTTTCCCGACAAGAACAATCACACTATAGACGCTATCCGATATGCCCTCGAAGACTATATCGGCAGGAAGATAGTGAAATCAACGCTCAGCAAGCGGAAATTAGGCATTTATTAAGGAGATTTTATGATAACATCACCGATTTTCACAACGGACAAAACGGCGGAGATGATAACGCCGAAAGTAGCACGGGATTACATAGAAAAGCACGATAAGTACGAAATGCCACGCCTTACGATGTTGGATAATTACTACTGCGGTAGACAGCACATCTGCGACAGACGTAAAAGTGACGATATGCTGTGCAACAACCGTGTTATGATAAACCACGCCGCATATATCGCAAAGTTTACATCTTCGTATCTGATAGCTACTCCTGTTTCTTACAGCGGTAAAGATGATACGGATATTACGGCAATAACCGATTGCCTTTCTTATGCCGACAGCAGTACGCAGGACGCAGACCTTGCACTCGATGCCGCAATATTCGGTAGAGCCTACGAGCTTATCTACATGGACACTGACAGCCGTCCGAAGCTCGCCCGTATCACTCCGCTGTCCGCATTTGTCGTTTATGATGATACTGTGGAACAAAATCCCGTATTTGCGGTTTATTATTATCCCGTTTTTGAGCCGGGCAACAGCACGCCTGAGTGCTTCAAGTGTCAGCTTATGACCGATACGATAACGCAGGATTTTGAACTTACGAGCAACTTCGGACTTAAATCGGAGGGCGAGATAATACCGCACTATTTTGGCAAAGTGCCGCTGAATGAAATTTATAACGATGGACAGCGACAGGGCGATTTTGAACAGGTCATAAGCCTTATTGACGCATATAACACGTTGCAGTCAGACAGGGTTAACGACAAGGAGCAGTTTGTTGACAGCCTGATGTACATTAAAGGTCAGATACTCGGCGAAACCGACGACGAGAAGGCTGAAACCTACAGCGATATTCAGCGCAACAGGGTCGTAGAGTTGTCGCAGGACGGTGAAATAGGATTTCTGACACGGCAGTTTGACGAAGCGAGTGTGGAAGTGCTGAGAAAGAGTATTGTTACCGATATTCACAAGATTTCGGGCGTGCCTGATATGTCGGACGAAAGTTTTGCAGGGAATGCTTCCGGTGTTGCTATGAAGTACAAGCTATTGAACCTTGAGCAGATTACCAAGACGAAAGAGCGATATTTCACAGAAGGCTTACGTTACCGCCTTGAATGCTTTTCCAACATAATCGGCATAAAGGGCGGTCATATCGATCCGAAGCTGATAGACATAACCTTTACACGCTCACTTCCTCAAAATGAGCTTGAATTATCCCAGGTGGTGGCAACGCTTGACGGTAAAGTGCCGCAGGAAACTTTACTGTCGCTCCTGCCGTTCGTCAAGGACCCTCAGAACGCCGCTGAAGAACTCCGACAGCAGAAGCAGGACGCTATAGCGGCACAGCAGAAGATGTTTATGAACACACCACTTGCAAGGGGCGAAAGCAATGAAGAATCCGAGTAAGAAATATTGGGAGGACAGAGCCGCAGGACGAATGGTAAGCTACACGGCTAAAGCGGAAAGCACCGCGGATACGCTCGGTAAGGCTTATTACGCAACAGCACGGTATCTGCAAGGGGAGGCAAATGACATTTTTAACGCCTTTACAGATAAGTTTGAGCTGAGTATTGCCGAAGCCGAAACAATGCTCAAAAACGCACCGAATAAGTCTATGTTTGAACAGATAAAGACCGCTCTTGCTATCTGCACCGATGAGCAGAAGAAACAACAGCTTGAAACATTGTTATCATCGCCTGCATACGCCCACAGAATAGGGCGGTTGAATGATCTTGACAGCAAGATAAGTGATATGTGCTCACGCCTTGCAAACGCCGAAATAGGCGTTGATACAGAGCATCTGGGCGATATAATTCAGAGTGCGTATATGCAGACGGTTTTCGATGTGACGAAGGGTGCGGATTACCGTGCGGCTTTTGATTTAATTCCCGAAAGCCGTGTTAAAGCTATCCTGTCTACTAATTGGAGCGGTCAGATGTTCTCCCAGCGTGTCTGGGATAACACAAACGCACTTGCAGACGGGCTGAAGCACGATATGCTTGTGGGCATTATGGCAGGAAAGTCCGAGCAGCATATAGCGGACGATATAATGAACCGCTGCGGTGTCGGCGCTTTCGAGGCACGCAGGCTTGTCCGGACGGAAACCACCTGCGTTGCGAATACGGCGGAGCTGTATGGCTACAAGGAGCTTGACATTGACGAATACGAGTTTTCCGCCTGTCTTGACAGCCGCACAAGCGATCTATGCCGTGAGCTTGACGGTAAGGTGTTCAAGCGCAACAGCGCACAGGCAGGTGTAAATCTTCCGCCTATGCACCCGTTCTGCCGTTCTACAACGCTCCCTGTTCTGCCGAGCGAGGAGGATCTTGATAAAGAGCTCGCCAAACCGGGCGATGAGATAGGCGCAGATGTTGACTTTGACGAATGGGAGCGGAACTTACAGCAGGGCGAGGACAGCAAGTGGCGGTACGTTGCAGGAAGTGCGGGTAAAGTCAAGGCGGATAAACCAATGAGGTTTGCAGGAAATGGTGTTGACAAATCGGAAAAAAGTGTTATACTTAAATTGAACAGTAAATTCGTTAATCCTAATGATAATCTTTATGAATATGCCGATTTAGTTAAGCCGATAGACGGATATTGTGATATTGTGTGTCATGGTAGCCCTACCGAACTGATTATCAACGGCTTGAATAATGAAGAATGGACATACACAGCAAAAGAAGCGGCTGAAATGATTCGTAATTCGGCAGAGTTTAACGGACAGAATGTCCGCTTGATTTCATGCCAGACGGGCGCAGGAGATAATTGTATTGCTCAACAGATAGCAAACGAACTTGGTGTTGAAGTTATGGCACCGTCTGAAATTGTCAATATCAATTCAGATGGCGAGATGTTTTTAAGCAATAATGGGTTTATTGCAGAGATGTGGGACAATGGCGAGGATGTTGTTGAAACAGGAAAATGGATAGTATTTAAACCGAGAGGAGGAAATTGATATGATTTATATTTGTAATTTTGCCGAATACGGAGCACCAAATGCGCCGAGCATCAGAGAATTTATAAATGAGAAGCCTTATGAAAATAAGCAGAAAATCATAGATTTCCTTAATAATAACGGCGCAGTGGGAATAGTATCTACTGATTATCCAAAGGATTTATTAACTGGTGAACGTATAAAGGGTGAACTTTATACGAAGAAGATAGACGGATTTTCTTGGTGGAGCAATCTTCCTTACCATATCGAAAAGTATAATCTCAGACTTCCTGAGGATTTTGAAAATTATATTTTAAACCGCCCGCAGCAGTGAGCGGTTTTGTTATATCCGTGTGCAATCGATTGCACTTGATTTTAATTTACTGCATTTTTTCAAAATAACACTCGGATTTGCGCACGAACTTTGCAAAAACAGCCGTTTTTTGTGAAGTTCGGAGTAAAACGTAACCAAACTTAATAATTTTACCGCCCCTTTTGGAGCGGTATTTTTATACCTGAAATATGAAAGTGAGGTTTTTAAACATGAACAAAATTAAGAAAGTTATTATTGCCGCAATCGGTGTTTTACTGTCAGCGGTTTTTCTGTGTGGTTGCACGGAAGCTGAAAGAGTGACGTACAATGTGCAGAAAGAAGCAGATAACTTCAATGTGACAAGGCGGTTGTCGGTTATCAATGCAAGGAGCGACAAACCAGTGCTTGAGCTTATTGGTAATTTTTCTATTTCAAACAACGAAGCAAACGAGCTGGTTGTAACAATAGAAATAGCTCCAAATGTGTATAAAGTTGATTATGTGTATCTTAACGACTGGACAATGTACACTGTAGAAGATGTAAGTGGAGCGTACGTTGACAAATATCATTACGAGATCAATTTCTTGCCTGAAATGATTGCGCCGATTACATTCACAAGCAAAGACTGATAATTTTACCACTCTGCAAAGGGCGGTATTTTTATACCCAAAAACAAATTATTCCGAACGTTGTGGGCAATGAACGCAGTGGGCGGAGAAAGGACAGAAACATGAACAACAGAAGAATTTTCATCGGCTTACAGCACTTCGCAGAGGGCGAGGGGGACGGTGGTACAAGCGCAAACGTTCCCGGCAATCAGACTGCCGATAACGGCGGTGACGCTCAGGATAACGCATCGCAGAAGCCAACCTTTGACGATATGCTAAAGGACAAGGATATGCAGTCTGAGTTTGACAAGCGTGTAAGCAAGGCACTGGAAACAGCAAAAACAAAGTGGCAGAAGGACGCAGACGAGAAGCTCTCGGAGGCGAAGAAGCTCGAAAAAATGAACGCAGAGCAGAAAGCCGAGTACCAGCGTAAGCAGACTGAGGAAAAGCTTGCAAAGCGTGAGGCGGAGGTTACAAGGCGTGAGCTTATGGCGGAAGCTAAGGTACAGCTTGCGGATAAGGGACTTCCCGTAGGGCTTGCCGCTGTGCTTGACTATACCGGTGCGGATGAATGTAAGACAAGCATTGAAACGGTCAGCAAGGCATTTGCCGAAGCCGTTGAATGTGCGGTCAACGAAAGAATGAAGGGCAATCCGCCGAAAATAGGCGCATCGGGCAAGGGCAAAGCTGAACCTGCCTCTCTTGCCGAAGCCCTGAGAATGAAGCAGGCAGGAAAATAATCAGAAAGAGGTAAAAAAATTATGGCAATCACACTCGCAGAAGCAAAAGTCGGTATGGATGATAAGGTGGATCAGCAGGTAATCGACACATTCAGACGTTCAAGCCTTCTCCTTGACAGACTTGTATTTGACAATTCAATTTCACCCGGCACGAACGGTTCAACGCTGTCATACGGATATGTACAGCTCAAAACACCTGCTACCGCTTCGGTGCGTACCATAAACAGTGAGTACACGGCAAGCGAAGCAAAGAGAGAAAAGAAAACAACGGAAGCGGTAATCATGGGTGGTTCGTTTGAGGTTGACAGAGTTATAGCCAACACAAGCGGCGCAGTTGATGAGCTCGCATTCCAGGCAGAGCAGAAGATAAAGGCAACGTCCAATTATTTTACGAACCTTGTTATTAACGGCACATCTGCCGCTTCGGGCGCAGGCTATGTAACAGGCACGTTTGACGGATTAAAGAAGATACTTTCAACAGCAGACACAAAGGTAACGTCAACGGCGGATCTTTCAACATCGGCGCTTACCGATACTAACTATAATGCGTTCCTCGATGAGCTTGACAGCTTCCTTTCACTGCTTGACGGCAAGCCCGATATGCTTCTTATGAACGGAAAAATGCTGGCAAAACTCAGAGCGTGTGCAAGGAGAGCAGGCTATTACAGCAGAAACGAAGATTCATTCGGTATTCCTGTTGAATACTACAACGGTATAGCACTGCTTGACTGTGGCGAATATTACAACGGTACGGCTTCGGTAGATATCGTTGATACTACAGCGCCCTCAACTACCGCTTACGGTACAACGGATATTTACGCAATAAAGATAGGTCTTGACGCTTTTCACGGTATTTCGCCTACAGGTACAAAGGTAATATCCTCTTATATGCCCGACCTCACAGCTCCCGGAGCGGTAAAGAAAGGTGACGTTGAGCTTATCGCCGGTGTTGCACTCAAGAACACTAAAAAAGCAGGTGTGCTGACCGGCATTAAGATACTGCCTAAATCGACATCGTAAGGAGAAAAGCAATGACAGCACTGGAAACGCTTAAAATCCGTCTTGGCATTTCCGATGAAAAGCAGGACGGACTGCTTGCCGTGCTTCTTGACAGCGCAGAGGACACTATCCTTGATGTTATCGGCAGAGATGAACTGCCTGCAAGGCTTGTCAGCGTGCAGACAGAGCTTGCCGTTATAGCCTATAACAGACAGGGAGCAGAGGGAGAAACCGCTCGCAGCGAGGGCGGCATTTCCCGTTCCTTTATATCCGATCTGCCGCCCGATTTACAGAAACGATTACAGAATTATCCCAGAAAGGTCGGTGTTATCCGTGCGAATGATGACGGTTGATACAAGAACATTTGCGGTGTATCGCAAGGTATCAAAGAAAAGCGACTATGTGGGAACGGTATCGGAGCTTAAACAGGCAGCGACTGTAAACGCCGTTGTAAAACCGGTAACCGACAGCGTTTCTGTCGAACTGTACGGCGAGAGAATACACGGTATGCTGACGATAGCAACAGCGGATAAAGACACGCTTAAAGTCGGAGATATAGTAAGGTGTGACGGAGCAGATTATAAGATACTCTCCGTCGCACATTACACTATGCACGACAGTGTAACGGCAGAAAGGACATAAGCATGGAAGTATCAATCGAAGGACTTGAAAGTTTAATGGCAAAGCTCAGACGGCTCGGCGGAAGCGTAGATGAGGCAATAGACAAGGGCATAGGTAAGGGCGTTCAGAAGATAAAGCGTGACGCAAAGGTAAACTGCCCGTATGATACAGGCAGACTGAAAGGCAGTATCTCTTCAGAACATCTCAAACCTAAGGTCTGGGCAGTCGGTACAAACGTTGAATATGCCATGTTTGTGGAGTTCGGCACAGGTCAGCTCGGCGCACCCGGTATTCCTCATACAATGCAGTCGTGGAGATACAAGGACGCAAAGGGCAACTGGCACACAACAAACGGCGCACCTCCGAAACCGTATCTTTATCCCGCTTTGCTTGGCAACAGGGAGTATGTTTTCAAGTCCTGCAAGGTTGAGCTTGCAAGGGCGATAAGGAGCGCAATGGCATGATAGATATTATACCCACAATTGCCGATATGCTTGCCAATATAGGTGCGGTGGAATTACAGTTCCCCGATGCCACAGCCGATTTTCCCGTCATTACGTTAAGTGAGATAGCAAATCAGAGCGACACCGTACTTCACGGTGTGGAGCGGCTGTCGGTTATCACGGTACAGATTGATGTATGGGATAAGGCGGACACGCCTGCTGTTGTAGCCGATATGTCGGCACAGATAAACGCTGTAATGGTATCGAAAGGCTTTCGCCGTATATTCGGACAGATGATGCCAGACGGCGAATTACAGCGTAAATGTATGCGGTTTTCCGCAAAAATAGATGAACTGAATCACAGGGTTTATAACCCTTAAGCAGAAAGGAAAATTATTATGGAACTTTTATCAAAAGGCACAAAATTACAGTACGCCGACACAAAGACAGGCACATTTAAGACGCTTTACGGCTTACAGTCAACTCCCGATATGGGCGGCGATCCCGAAAAGGTCGATGTAACGAACCTGGCAGACGGCTCAAAGCGCTACATACCCGGTGTCAAGGACTACGGCGATCTGGACTTCACGTTCTTTTATAACGATGAAGATGAAAATCCTGCCGTGTCCGAAGCGGATGTAGCGGCGGCGTATTCCACGCTGAGAGCGTTACAGAAAGCAAATTCTACTGCATGGTTCAAGCTCCTTTACCCCGACGGTACAGGCTTTCTGTGGAGCTCAAAGGTATCGGTAAAGCGTTCTGCGGCAGAGGTCAATGCGGCGCTGAAATTCACGCTCAGAAGCACACCGCTTACAGAGCTTGAGGACGTAACTGCTGCGGCATAACTTGACATTTATAGCCCTTCGTGGTATTATAAAGAAAAATATAGTATCACGGAGGGAATATAATGAGATGTCGCAAATGTAAAATGAATATACCAAACGGTGCAAAAGTCTGCGCTTATTGCGGTACACGACAAGGTATAAGCTGTGGCGGGTTAATAGGAGCGTTTGTGTTTGTAATTGTTGCTTTATTTATTGTAAATGCGGCAGTTAATTACGGAAAAGGGGACAGCACCACTTCAAGCAAACCTACTACTACCAAAAGCAGTTCTACATCTGTATCGGCAAGCTCGACCAAAAGCGATTCATCAAAGCCTTCCACTTCTTCAACTAACGCGGATATTACTGCTGAATCTGAAGAAGAGAAGAAAGACATACTGTTTGAGGATGTTCAGTGCGTTACAAAAGACATTGGCGGTATGAAACAAACAACGGTTTCAGGATATTGCATTAACAACTCAGGAAAGAGTTTGGATTATTTTGATTTAACTGTTGGCTTTTATGATGATAATGGCACTCGTTTATCCACTGGAATGGCAAATACGCTTGATTTTGCTCCGGGTGATAAATGGTTTTTCACCGTTATTGACTTAACTCAGGGTATAACAAAATACAAAATAGAAGATGTTTCACACATCAATTATAAACAATAATACAAAAATAAGGGCACATCTGAAAGGGTGTGCTTTTATTATGCGAAAAAATTTTCACAAACCTCTTGACTTTTGTGTCACCCTATGTTATTATACTTATGGTGACACAGAAAAGAGGTGAATATAATGTCTCCAAGAACAGGCAGACCAACAGATAACCCTAAAAAGCACGAAACAAGAATACGAATGTCAGATGAAGATGTCGCAATGCTCGAATATTGCGCTAAGGCAACAGGAAAAAGCAAATCTGATATTATTCGTGAGGGTATCAGAGAGGTCTATAACAAAATAAAAAAATAGAACGTTGCCCCTCGTCAAAGTCGCAAACGTTCTATCAACCAGACAGATTGCTCTATCTGAAATCTATTATACTCGGATAGAGCCTTCCTGTCAAGTCAGAAAGGAAGTTTATTATGGAAAACATTACCGCAAAGACAAATGAACAGTTTGGAACAATAAGACAGATAAGTGGGACACCTACTCTTTGGTGTGGTTCCGATGTAGCTAAGGCGTTAGGTTATGCAAGACCGAACGATGCTATATCAGCTCATTGCAGGTGTACGGTAAAACGCCGTATACCTCATCCGCAGTCCCCAAGTAAGCAGTTAGAGGTGAGTTTCATTACCGAAGCTGATGTTTACCGTCTTATCTGCCACAGTAAGCTGCCGTCTGCTATGGCATTTGAAAAGTGGGTGTTTGAGGACGTTGTACCGAAAGCTGTACACGGAAATGTTAAACAGTCTGACACAGAGCAGTTGACGCTCGAAACAGCAGAATATCACTATTACGACAAGATGTACAGGGGAGAGCCGGTGCTGACATCTGCGGATATGTGCTATTTTACACATAAGTCACGATATGTGATAAATGAACGTATACGCAGAACAAGAAAAGGCAAAGACTATTTCCTTTTGAAAGACGGTGACCTCAGAGCATTCAAAGCAGAGAATCCGAGTTTTCCGAAAACATCTACGCCGCTTTTTATTGTTACTAAAAGCGGTTTTACTAAGATAATAAAAATGCTTGGTGAGCCAATAGCGTTGCCCGAATGTTACAAAGTGCAGAAAGAAGAAAACAAACCGTATTCCGCAAGCAGTGAGTTAATTTATCTTATGGGGCACATTGCACGTGATATAGCTGTTATAGATGAGTTACGCAGATGCACACTAATATCATCAACCGTTGAAGAAGTCAATGAGAATAAAAAGCAACTTGCGGTGGCTATAAGACGGCTTAAAGAACTTTGTTTTGATGTTGAAACCATCAGAACGTGTTAAAATCTCAATTTAATAATTATACCACTCCGAAAGGGGTGGTATTTTTATACATTACTACAATTTCCATTAAGGAGGATATTAAAATGGAAGAAAACAGATTACCTTATGAAACACTGAAAATCGGTGATACCGAGTATAAGCTCAAGATCTCGGCTTCTTCGGCGATTGAAATCGAGAAGAAAACAGGCAAGTCGCTTGTTGCGGGTATGGCGGATTTCGACAAGCTTGAAACAGTGACGCTGTATCTGTGGGGAGCTTTGAACCGCTTTCAGGCAAATATCGACATCAGAAAGGCGCAGGAGATCTATGACGATTACATAGACGCAGGCGGTGATCTTTCGGATATGGCGGAAATACTCTTCAAGACGCTTACGGTGTCGGGTTTTTTCAAGCGTCAGCAGGCAGAAAAACTGCTGGCGCTCGCAGAAAAGGCAGAGAATGGAACAGCGCAGGAGAGCTGATAACTAATCTCTACCGCCCGGCACTGTCGGCAGGAATAACGCTGAGTGATTTCTGGGACTTATCGGTACGGGAAATAACGCAGGCGATACAGGCAAAAAACGAATACGACAAGGCACACATCGAGCTTAACGAACGCTTGATGTGTGCCTTTGCTTATAGCATCGGTCAGCTTGTTGCTGTGGGTGTCAATAATCCACGACAGTATCCACACAGTATTGAAAAGGCGTTTCCTAAGCTGTACGGACGTGACAAGTCAGAGGGAATACCTGTGTCGGACTGGGAGTTATCAAAACAGAATATGGCTGAATATGCGGCGGCTACGAAAGGCAGGTACAGTAAGTGACAGTAGAACAGTTGAACGTTATAGTAAGCGCAAATAAGGACGATTTTGACCGTAAGATAAGGCAAATAAACATTCAGCTTGCCCAAATGAAAAATCAATCAGAGAAAACGTCTAACAGCGTTATGGACGCCTTCAAAAACTTGGCTTCTGGATTATCTGCGCTCGGCTTCGGTGCAATGATAAAGAATGCTATAAGCCTTGCAGGTGACCTTGAGCAGAACATAGGCGGCTCGGAGTCGGTATTCAAAAATTATGCCGGGACAATTCAGAAAACCGCAGAAACTGCCGCTTCTTCGCTCGGGCTTTCGCAGAGTAAGTATCTTGCGACTGCCACAAAAATGGGCGCACTTTTTCAGGGTTCGGGCTTTTCTGTGGCACAGTCTGCCGACATGGTAACCCAGTCAATGCAGAGAGCGTCTGATGTGGCAAGTATTATGGGTATATCTGTTGACAGCGCTATGGAAGCGGTCGCAGGCATGGCTAAGGGCAACTTCACCATGATGGATAATCTCGGTGTTGCCATTAACGACACGAATTTACAGATATACGCTCAGGAAAAAGGTCTTGGCAAGCTGGAAACCACACAGCAGAAGGTCAATGCCGCTATGCAGATGTTCCTTGATAAATCAGAATATGCGGCAGGCAACTATGCAAAGGAAAATGATACCTATTCGGGTGCGCTTACAACATTCAAGGCAGAGCTTGAGAATTTTGCCGCAGAAGCAGGTACAGCACTCCTGCCGCTTGCTCAGAGCGTACTCCCTGTGCTGTCAAGCTCTCTTAATGCATTAAAGCCTGTTATAATGACGGTGGCTGAAGCTGTCGGCGGTCTTGGTGATGTTGTTTCCGATATACAGGCAAAGGTTGAAGCGGCAACGCCTGCACAGCAGACAATGCTGAAAATCGCTATCGGTATGGCTGTGGCAATACCTGCCGTGACAGCGGCAACTCGTTTGATGAGCGCCGCAAAGCTTGCTTATACTGGAATATTAGGTGTGCTTATACCAAAACAGCTTACGTTTGCGAGTGCATTAAAAGCAACGATGGGCTGGATGGGGCTTATAGTCGGAGTGTTGGCACTATTCCGCATAGCAACAAATAAGGGCACAGAGGGTATAGACGACAATTCCGAAAAGCTTGAGAAAGAGAATGAAGCGGCAAACAAGGCGGCAAAAGGCGTCGGCGAGGTGGCGGATAGCACGGACAATCTTACAGACAGCGTAAAACGCAGTCTTGCAGGGTTTGATGAACTTAACAGACTGTCGGGTAATTCAGGTACGCTTGCTTCAAGTGTGGTGTCAATTGAAGATGTGGAAAATGCGGACAATCTTGCTGATGCGTTGGGTGATGTACAGGATCAGATTAAGGGATTGAATACAAACATAGGATTTGACTTTGACCTTGATTTATCGAAAATATGGGATCGAATATCAAGCGGCGAATTGGGAAAGACCTTGTTACAGTCACTTGCTACGGCAATCACCGGAGAAACTGATACAAAGATAATTGATGATGCGCTGACAAATATGTTTAATGATATATTCACGGGAAATTGGGACGATTTCTCCGAAAATATTGCAAAAGGTGCGGCAAAATCAGAATTTGTAAAAGGACTTTTAGGTATTATAAGCGGTGTAACAGACGATGACATACTAAGCTCTGCTGCGTATGATATGTACAAATCAATTTTCTCCGGTAACTGGAGTAAGGTCTGGGAAAACTGGCAACTCGGCTCTTCAATTTTGCAATCCGGCGTAAAGAAGTGGGTAACAGGAGGCTTAGAGAAATTATACGGTGATAACGATATTATTAAAGCGATAGTTGATTTTGTGTACACCATTCTCACACAAGGCGGTGCAAGCATAGCCGTGTCTATAGCCCAAGCGTTGGGTGACATATGGAAAGAATACGGAAACTGGGTAAATGGTCTGTTCAGCGATTATATCAGTGAAAAATCGCCGACTGATACTGCCGTTAGTGGTGCAAGTATGCAATCTGATAATACAGACAGCATAATCCCGCTCCCGACAGAAACTAAGAAGAAAAACTGGGCAGATATCAGCTCATTCGGTATTCTTGGTTACGCCGATGGCGGTTTCCCCGACTATGGCGACTTATTCATAGCAAACGAACAAGGTCCTGAGCTTGTCGGCACTATCGGTAACCGTACCGCAGTTGCAAATTCGTCAACCATAGAAACAGCAATATATAATGCTGTACGCTCGGCTATGTCAGACAGTACAGGCGGTCAGTCGGCAGATATACACGTCACGGTCGATATAGACGGAGATACGGTCGGTGAAACCGTAGCGCGCTATAATGCTGTCAGAAACCGCAGACTTAACGGAAGGAGCTAATATGCAGACACTTATAAAATTCGGCAGCTTCGCGCCGATTTCGCCACGATCATACGCTGTACAGCGCTCCGACCTTGACAGTGAGGACAGCGGCAGAAGTGAAACAGGCGTGATGTTCCGCAACCGTATCAGAGCGGGCGTGTACAAGATACAGGTAACTTGGAGGGTGAACAGGTCGCAGCTTTCCGCTATAGCAAATGCGATTTCTCCCGATTCGTTTTCTGCAACATTTTTCGACCCGACCACAGCGAGTACAAAGACCTGCACAATGTACGCCGGCGACAGAAGCGCAACTATGGTGCTTAACGCTGATACCGCTACAGAAACGCTGTGGGATTTAAGCGTAAACTTTATCGAATATTAAGAGGTGATTCTATGCTTGATGTATCAGCCGCTTACACGGCGGCGATTAAGGATAAAAACCGCACGGACCGCATTACAGGTGCAATTAAGCTCTGTGACGGTGAAACGATAAACATAACCGATGATATTATCGTGAACAACAGCGTCACGCTGAAAGAACAGCTTGTATCAGGTGATACCTTTGAAATAGGCACGTTCTACACAAATCAGCTTGATATAACGGTGTATGACGATAACTTTTTGTCACGGACTTATGCGAATGCAAGAATAACGCCGAAATACGAAATACAGCTTGCCGACGGCACATGGGAAAGTGTACCGCTCGGAATATTCACGGTAGATAACAGCCTTACAAAGCGCAAGGGAAGTATCCATAAGCTGACGGCGTTTGACGACAGCACAAAGTTTGACGTTGATATATCGGCGTATTCGGGCGGAAAAAAGACGGTGCAGCAGCACATCAAGGAGCTCGCCGCAGATGTCGGAATAACGCTTGCAACAACGGATTTCAGTTCATATCCGAACTATGATCTGACAGTTGACTCCGGCGCTTCAACGGCAGTACAGACATACCGCGATCTGATAGAGTGGTGCTGTGCGCTTATGTCGGCATCTGCAAGGATCAACAGGTATGGCAAGCTCGAGATCGTAAAGCTTAAGGAAAAGACGAAAACTGTTGACGGCACACTTGTGTATGACGCAGATTATACGGTCGAGGGCTATGAGCGTACCGGTACGGAGTTTTTTGACCTCAGAGCGCTGACGAAGTATTTTTCCACAACCTTTGACGGTGAACAGTATGTGTATAAAAACAGCGCGATGATTACGACATCTGATAGCGCTGCCAGAAACGCCACAATGTTTCTGCCGGAAAACCCGCTTTTGCAGTCGGTATCCGATCGCAAGGCGGCGTTTGAAGCTTGTGCCGATGCCATAAATATCGCACTGCGGCGTGTGGAGTTTTCTTTTAACGGAAACCCGGCAATAGAATGTTTCGATACGTTATGCGGTAACGGAGGAAAGATAGATGTAAACCGCACAATAGCATTTTTCCCGACCTCGCTTGTATGGAAATACAGAGGGGCACATAAGGTCAGCTGTGCTTTTGCGGAGCTGACAGATGAAGCTACTGCAAGTGTATCTGAGGTGGCAACTTTTGCGGCAGCTGTAGCAAATAAATCGCCGCTCAGTACAAAAAACAAGACTGATAAGCGTATAGATGATGTGGCAAAGCGTGCTAATGGAATAGGTGATCCGATAATACTTACCGAAAATTCGGCAAAATACCTGGATTACAATTATGACGTGGTCGGATATTACGCAGGTGATACAGCAACATATGGAATTAGTGGCAACGATATTATTGTACAGGGATACGTCCTAAGCCCTAACGGAAAACCAATTGCCGACTCTGCTAAATACTCAGTGTATACGTTTACAAATACAAGTTTTTTTCAAACAGTTACCATATATCCGATGACGCTGGTAAAAGCAGTAGAGCAAAAAGACTCAGACGGCAACCTCTATACGTTGTATTACGTGCATATGGAGGGTCATGGGATAAAAACCGATGGGACATCATGGGAGGTAAGCGGAAATTCGTTAACTACGCGAAATACAGATTGGGGAGGTGCGTATAGGTACTCTGCAATAAATATTCCTGATGATAGTTACCCGTATGGAAGTGTCTTGATATCGCCTGCCGCGTATATTGTTAATGAAAACGGCACGTATTCAGAGTTTACAAATCCGTCTGTCGGGCGTGTCCCATTTGCTTCGATGGCGGAGTATAATGCGGCAGTTGGGCTGACTAGATCACCGCTACAGCGGCAACTTGTATCACAGACAGTGAAAAAAGACGAAAATTATGATACTCCTGCTGGTTTACCGCAAATAGGCACATCTGATACGCTGTATACAACGCTTAACCCGCCTGCTATATATCGCTATGACAGTAGCACCGGCAAATATATCTGTGTGGGTTCTGACTTTTCAGCCATTGCCGAAATCAAATCGGATAACTATGCTACTGATGAATATAATGTGCTGAAATTACCTGTCCGACAGCTGACAAAATCTCCGTCCGCCTGGGCGGCAGATAATACAGTGTATCCAAGCGGTATGCTGCTGGTGTCGCAGGATCTGACGACACAGGCAGGTAGATATATAAGTGATATCAGGGTTGCAAACGGCATAGATGAATGGAAAATGCTAAAAACAATATCGCCTGATATGTGCGACTATCTGCTGTCAACTGATATAGCAGACTGGGCGAAAGCAGATGAAAAGCCGTCATATACCGCCGAGGAGGTCGGCGCGGCGACTGCGGCGGATATCACGGCGGCTGTAAATGCAGTCAGCATAGGCGGCAGGAATATTATCACGGGAACGGCTGAAGCGGTTATCGGCTACGGCG